GCTCCACGCCATCGCGCATTGAGTATTGATAGACTGTGCCGCCAGATGCTTGTGGGCCTTCAAACACAACGTCGCCGCCGTATTGATTGATAAACTCTTCGGTCAAGGGCGCACCAAAAACAGCACCTTGCGCCTGTGCATGAGTGCGGAACTCGTTGTCAAAAATGACTGCGCCTGTTTCTCTGATTCGTATTTGCATGATTTTTCCTTATGCGATTGCTAAGAAGATAAATGAGCCGCCGTTTGCATTTATAGCGGCGGGCGCAGTTGAGCTAATCTCAAACCCTGCGCTGTAGGTGTCAACGTAATCGGTGTTTGTTACTTCAGCGTTTGAACTGTTTAAGAACAAGTAAGGGTCATTACCAGCCACGATGCCACGGGCTGTATCCCAGTAGTACCAGCCGCCAGTTGAGTCGGTGCGTTTGATTAAAACAAACCTTGCGCCAGCAGTAAAACCACAGTTAATTTGTAGCGTTGTTCCTGTACCTGTGTATGAGCCTACTTTAGAAACACCCGCACAAGTTGCAAATAAGTAGGCAACGTAGGTTGCTCCAGAGTTGTTAATTGACCCATCGTTAGGAGCGCCGCTACCAAAACCGATAGTTGTACTTGTTGGAGTTGTGTAATAGTTAGCAACAGTTGCAACAGCGTTAGTAGATTCGAGTTGCAGAATACTTCCTGTCACAGAAGGAAGTGAACTCGATTGAACAGCCCAAGCAGCAATTCCGCTTCTATTCTTATAAATAACAAGTTCAGGAGCAACACCTAAGTTATGCGTCACAGTCCTTGCAACTCCCGTACCTGTATACATAACAACATCCATAAACGATGGAGCGCGTCTAAATGCGTATGCAAGTTGTGCTGTTGATGCTTGGTTCAAATTTGTACTTGCACTATTTCCAACGTAGAAACCTGTCATGCTAGAAAAAGAAGTGCCTTTACCATTGGGAGCAGTATCTAGCCCATCAGCATACGATTTTTGGTCGTCAGTCAAATTTGTAAAATTCATATAATCGGCTTGTAACCGATTGGAGATAATTGTATCTACCACAGCAGCTCTTTGTCGCGCAATTATTGCATCAGTAATAATTCCTGTATCAACTAATCTGTTATCTACGTTTGTACCAGTATATGCAACAGGTTGAAATACAGAAGTTCCTGTAGTTGGCACTTTCATTGGGCCACGGCGGATGGCTATGTAGATGTAGGTTTTGCTTAGGCTTAAAGAACCATTAAAAACAAATCCTGTTGCTGTTGGTAATGCCGCATCAACACTAAAACTACCTTCTATGCTAGTTAGGTTTGGGTATAAAGGACAAGAATCGCCATAAGAAAACCCCCTCATGGTATCAAGAACAAACCAATCTTGAGTTACGTTTGTTGCTTTGAATAATAAAAATTGAGGCTCATAACCAAGAGTTACCGTTGCACTTCCAGACCCGTTAGTTGTAAACGTCCCACACGAAATCACATTGTCTGTACCAGTTAGGCCAAAGCCTCCTGCGTCATGGGCGAAGATATATGCGACAAAAGTTGCACTACCGCCAAACACAGTTGTGTTGATTCCAAAATCTGTACTTGACGGGCCAGTAGAACCCCAAATGTTTGCGCTTGTTGCTACAGCCGCAGTAGTATTTAAAAATTGATAATTATTTGTAGTGCTTGCATAACTACGATGCCACACAAACCAACCATCAGCACCACTTGTTTGCTTTACAAAAATACACCCTGGAGTTGAGCCAAGATTGTGTGAAATTCTTTGGTTTGTGTTAGATGCATCCGATGTGAAAGTTACAACATCAAAGAACTTTGGTTGCTCTCGGAATGTCCATGAGGCGTAGCCTTGTGAAATACTATTTATTGTGGCTCTAGCGCCAATACTAAATCCATTTGAATTAAATGCGGTAAGCCCCGTTGCTCTTGTGGTTTGAGCATTTGTGGATTGGCTTTCAAGTTCTTGTGTAGCTCCTCTAACTGTGTCATACAAAGCATGACTGGCAACATCTGTCCTAGACTTCATCCAAACCAAGCCACCCTTGCCAGACAAATTAATACCATTGGTGATGGTTTGTGTAGAGTCATTGCCTGTGTAGAGCCAAGTTTGGAACACATCCTCAATGTAATTTGGGACATTACCAGCAATAGGCCAAACGCCTTGCTGCTTGTATTGCAACTGTTGCTCAAGCGTCCAAATACCGGGCGCAGTACCGTCTTCAAATGGCCCAGTAGGGGTTGCTGGATTTTTGGTGATGATGCCACCGGGGTATCGTTCAGACATTTGTTACCTCAATCCAAGTTGCATTTGCAAAATCAAATGTATACGTTTTTCCATTGACATTTGGATAAACCGGACGGGGTGCCCATGATCCGGTTGTACCTTGCCAAAAATATTTAATACCATTTTCGGGGCGGGGGATGGGGGGCTCATATAAACAGGTGTTTTCATCAAACATCCAAGCCGTAAAGTTATATCGTAAAGGTAATGCAGCCCAATCATCTTTAACTTTTTGCTGTTTAGCGGCTTTTTCTGCATCGGTCATATCGCGTATTGACCACACCTCCGTCCACACCCCACCTACTTTTGTGTATGTTGGCTCTTCATACTCAAAGACCTGATACACACCCGCAGTAGGTCGCTCCGTATACAAAAATTCTTCCCAATTGGTTGGAATTTTGGAAAACGTTTGCAGCAAATTGTCCTCAACCATAGGGTGGTTGATTGGTTGGCCGTTTTCAATTTGGATGTAGAGTTTCATGGTTTCTACAGTCTGTTAGTTTAATGAAGTTGTAGTTGCCGTAAATCCGGCATCAACAAAGTTAGTTCCAACCGCGCTGATAGTGTTCGAAGTGGCTGCATCAGTAAAACCGGGAGTAGAAACTGTGACAACCTTGTCGGTAAGCGTGTTTGAAGTTGAAGACAACACAACTGTAGTTGTACCCAGAGTATACGAACCGGTCACAATAGAACTAGTTGGAAGTTTATACCCTAGCCAACCATTGTCAGTGTAGCTACCAACATAAATGCTGCCCCCTGTTCCTGTCCCTGCGTCTATGGAAAGGTTATTAAGCTCTTGGTTACTACTCATACCAAATACACCAACACCAGCAGTGGTCATTCTGTATACAGCTTGTCCTTGCGCAAAATAAATATTATCACTAGCGTCAATGGCCATGCTATACCCGTAATTACCGCCACCGTTGCCTTTAGAGAACTGCCACGTACCAGAAGAATTAAACTTAGTTACAACTGGTAAGCTGAAACCTACATTGCGGAGTGTATGTATGTAGTACACGTTTCCGGAACTGTCTACTGTAACTCCACCTGCGTCCTGTACGTATTTAAAGGTGTCATTACCGCTAACGGTACGAATCCATTGAAACGTACCTGAGCTATTATATTTAATAACTGTAGGAAAACCTTCGTTAACGATGTCACTAGCATCAGCAAACCAACGAAACGTAGCGTATACGTTACCAGAAGAATCTATAGTTATATTTCTTGGTTGCGCAGAGGGTTGGGCTCCGGTGATTGTGTAGCCGCGTTGCCACTGGATAACGAATGAAGAGTTTAACTTTATAACCACAAGTCTTGCACCCGTAGTACCTACAAGGTAAATGTTCCCAGAAGAATCAACAGTACCAGAAGTGAAACCTTCAGATACGTTAATTTTATAATCTGCCAGTTGTGTACCGGCAGAATTAAACTTATACAAAATACCGCTACTTATATTGCTTGCAACCCCAGTGGCATACAGGTTACCTGAGGTGTCAAAGAAAGTTGAATAAATTAGTCCTGAGGACGTACTATTAAAACTTAAATACTTTGACCACTGAAGCGCACCGCTGGTATTGTAGAAGGCCAACGCAGGTTTGTCGTACCCTGACAACTTATATGTTCCGCCAATAGCTACATTACCTTGATATATGCCCGCCGCATTTGAGGCTCGGTTGTCGTAGTTTAATGCTACGGTAATGGCAGTTTTTGTAAGCCAACGAGGTTCAACGCTAACTAGCACGGAATTACTCGCCGCACTAGCGGGGCCAGTGCCGCCCGGGGAGGTGGCGGTAACTGTAAAAGTAAAACTTGTGTTGTTTGTCAACCCACTCACCGTAATGGGTGAGGTGGCACTAGTCCCTGTAAAACCGCCGGGGG